GGGGGTGTGGATCAGGCGCACCGTGACGGCGGGCGCGACGGCAGGCAATGACGCAGGGATCCTCAAAGTCGAGGGGACACCCGCTTAGATGGCGGTCAGCAGCACCCTTGAGATCGATTACGCGCTGATCCAGAACTCGGTCAGCAGCACGCTGGAGATCGACTACGCGCTGAAAAGTCGTGTGGTGGACGTGATCATCCCCGCGACGTGCCAGCCGATCGTCGTCGGCCCGCCGATCACCGGACAGCACATCGTCGGGGAGTGCGTCGGGGCCGACACCTACCAGGACTACGCGCTCGCGCTCGACGGCGGTAGCGGCCAGGTTCTTGTCGGGCAGATCATCGTCCCGGCGGCGACCGGCGTTCTGGAGCTTCCGCGCGAGAACGCCTTACTGGTCATCGCGGCAGACCTCGACGTCGCGGTCACCGGGATGCTCGACCTCCCGCGCGAGCCGGACACGATCCTCCTCAATCAGCGCAACCTCTACCTCGCCGTCGAGAACACGGGCGGCCTGGAGCTTGCGGGCGACTTCGCCACTCTCTTCGCCGGGAAGAGCATCACCCTCCAGTCGGTCGACCAGCCGCTGGAGCTGAGCGGCGGTCCTGTCCGGCTCACGATCGAGGTGATCATCCGCATCCAGCCGGATGCGGTCATCCCACTGGAGCTGCTCGGCGGCGACCACACCCACATCAACCCGCCCCTGATCCTCTCGGTCTGTCTCGACCTCGACTCCGAGCTGGTCACCTGCACGCCGCTCGACTCGTTGCTGGTCGCCTGCGACGACCTCGACCTCGACACGGTCGTCTGTCTCGGCGACGGGCAACTGACCATCCTCGCGACCTTCCTCGCGGGCGAGCGTGTGCTGCACGGCAGCGACGTGATCTGGTCGAGGCCGCTCACCGACTGCAAAGACCTCACCCTCCAACCAGTGGGGTGTGCCGACTGATGACGACCGACTACACGATGCAGGACTGGGTCGACTACGTCACCCTCGTCGACGAGCTGCACATGGACCACATGGAGCTGGGGATCTACAACGCCAGCGTCGACATCAAGAATCTTGACGGGCGTGTGACCACGATCGAGACGGCCGGGGGTGTGCCCGGCCCGCAGGGGCCTCCCGGTCCGGCAGGTCCGCCGGGGCCTCAGGGCCTGACCGGGCCACAGGGGCCTGAGGGTCCGGGCGGCACGGGGGCACAGGGGCCTCCGGGGCCGCCTGGCCCGACAGGGTCGACGGGGCCGCAGGGCGCCCAGGGGCCGACGGGGGCACAGGGGCCACAGGGAGTGCCCGGCACCACCGGGGCTTTCACACGGGCCACCGTCGGTCTCTACAGCGATTCCAACATCCCGTTCGCCGGGGCCTTCATGGTGCTCCAGTACGGCGGCGGCGAGTACCTCGCCTCGATCGACGGCGCCTCGGACGGCCAGATGCTGTGGCTGAAGAGCAACCTGACCTGGGACGTGAACATCGGCGGCGGCAACATCGGCGCGGGAGGCGTGATGAGTCCGGGCCAGTGCTGGCTGCTCTTCTACGACGCCGCCGACAACTTCTGGCATGTGAAGAAGTGAGTTGCGGGTAGAGACAAGGAGGAGAGATGGCAACGATCACCACGCCCAGCGGGATGCAGTCGGGGATCGACTCGACGGAGCTGACCTACAACCCCGGCTACAACCAGCCGTGGGAGCAGAACGGCACGGCACGCACGGCCGGGTACGTCGACCCGTCGATCAACGTCGACAGCCACTTCAACTGGAAGAAGGCGCGCTCCGACGACAACAAGAACAACCACAACTACGGTCCGTACTAGGAGGAGAGCATGGCCGAGCAGACCGAGGAGAAGATCGAGGACAAGGCGGGCCTGCCCGTCAACCACCCCGAGGCTGGCTATCTGCCACCCGAGCCAGGTGCCTCGTACAACACCGGCACGCTGCCGCCCGAGGAGCAGGAGGCGCGCGACGCAGCCGTGAAGGACTACGAGGCGCAGAAGAAGGCCGTCGAGGAGCACGAGCAGAAGGTGCAGGGCGGGGAGCAGGCGTCGGAGTCCAGCACGCAGAGCACCAGCAAGAAGACGAGCGCCAGCTCGTAACAAGTCGCGGCGCGGGGTGTTGGGGTCGCCTCCTCACGCCCCCGCGCTGCGCGACAGGGGAGGCGAGATGGAAGAGCACGAGCGTGAGGTCGTGTGGCCCGAGCCGCGCGAGGACCCGGACGAGGAACCGGCCGAGCCGTGGGCGAGGCTGCTCGACCGCGCCAAGCGCTGGGAGGGCTGGGACGACTTCCTCAAGGAATGGGAGGAGCGCAGACGTGGCCTTGACCCGTAAGCAGATGCCCAGTCCGAACTACTCCAGCAGGGGTGGGTCGAGCGTGCGTCTGATCGTGATCCACACTGCCGAGGGTGCGACCACGATCGAGTCTCTGGGCAGTTACTTCCAGGGCAACGTCAGTGCCTCGTCGCACACCGGCATCGACGACAAGGCGGGCGTGATCGGCGAGTACGTTCGCCGCGACTACAAAGCCTGGACGCAGGCAAACGCCAACCCTGTCTGCGTCTCCGTCGAGCTGTGCGGCTTTGCGAGCTGGAGCGCGGCCGAGTGGAAGAAACACCCGAACATGCTCTCCAACTGCGCCCAATGGATCGCCGAGGAGGCCGCCTACTTCGGTCTTCCGATCACCAAGCTCAGTTCCTCGCAGGCGCAAAGCTCGGGCCGGGGCGTCTGCCAGCACGCCGACCTCGGAAGCTGGGGCGGGGGGCATTGGGACTGCGGCGGCAGCTTCCCGATCGATCAGGTGCTCGACATGGCACGCGGCGGCGCTGCAAGCGACGGAGGGGAGGACGAGATGGGCTACCCGGCATGGTTCTGGGACTGGGTGAACTGGTATCTGACCACCGACCGCAGCCCGGAGCATCGACCGCCCGGCGTACCCAAGGAGATCCCCCAGTGGGCTTGGGACGGACAGAAGGAGATCAAGGCGGTCAGCGACCGCTACGGCATGACCACCGGAGAGCGGGACTGGATCGACTGGGTGGCCGCAGGCAAGAAGGGCGAGAGGCCCAGCGTTCCGACGACGATCCCGGAGCGCTGGTGGGCAGACAACAGTTGGGCCGTCGACCGAAGCTGATGTGTCTCCCGATCAGGTCGCTGCCATCGGTGCGTTCCTCTCAGGCATGGCGAGCGTCCTGACCGCCGCCATCTACACGCGGCATCAGAGCAAGCGTGCCGTCGAGGAGTGCGACAAGCGGCTCGCCGAGTACGACCGCGCGCTCCATGAGGGCATCGAGATCGCGAGGGGGGACGAATGAGAATCATCCGAGGCATCAAGAGCTATGGGTTCCTGATCGCCGCGCTCGTGCTCGCCGGGGGAGCCGGGCTGCTTACCGCCACCGCGCTCGGCACCGGCACGGCCGACCCGGTCAGGACGGTCACGATCGACGTGGCTCCAGGCCCGACAGGCCCGGCTGGCCCGACAGGTGATCCTGGCCCACCCGGACCACCAGGGCCAGCCGGATCTCCAGGCGCCGAGTCCTGCCCCACCGGCTACAGCTTCGCCGCCGTGGTCTTCAACACGCCCGGCGGTCATCAGAAGATCGCAACCTGTCTTGCCGACTAAGCCGATCCCGCCACCGACGCCCTGCCCGCCGCCACCGAGGAGAGTCGAGTGAACCTCAAGCAGATGCGCGATCAGGTCGTCCAGTGGCTCGGCCTGCAGGACACCACGACCTACGACGAGACCCAACTCGTCAACGACCTGCTCTACCAGGGCACGCTCGATCTGCTCTCACGCACCCGTTGTGTTGTGCGCTGCGTCCAGATCCGGCTGCTCGCCAACCAGAACGAGTACACGCTCGACCACCACATCCTCTCCCTCGTCGACGTCGAGAACGGCGCCCGCAGACGGCTGCGCCGAGACCAGCAGTCCGGCGTCTACGGCTTCGCCGCGATCCGCTCCGACGTGATCCGCGTCGTGCCGACCCCCGACGAGGACGGGCACATGCAGGTGTGGGCCGTGATCCGTCCCGATCGCATGGCCGCCGACGACGACTCGCCGAGCGAGGAGGCGTTCGGGGCGATCCCCGACGAGTTCCACGACGCGATCGTCGGCTACGCGATGTGGAAGGCGGCCGACTACGCCGACGACAGCCCCGCCCAGAACGGCGACTACTACCGCGTGCTCTACGAGGGGCAGGACGGCAGAGGCGGCAGGCTCGGCCAGATCAAGATCATGGTCAACAAGCGCGGCACGGCACGTCCGCCCCGCGCCTTCGTCGACCTGCCCTCGGTCTCCCGCTCCGGGGCCTACATCTAGTGGCCGCACCCGTCTCGCTGCTCAAGGGCGCACGCGCGTTCGCCCGCGACATGGCGCGAGAGGCGATGGCCCCCGGCTTCCTCTGGGACGTCGTCGACTTCGTCCCGGCCCTCATCGACACACCGTTGACCAGTCGTGGCGCGTGGCAGTGGGGCAGCGACGTGGGCGCCGCCATGAACTTCACCGCAGGCATCCTCGCCACGTTCACGACCGGGGAGCAGAATCTCGGCGCCGCCTACGACACGCTGTACGAGATCGGACAGTCCTCGCCCTACCCACTGACGGGCAGGGGCGCTGTCCCGCTCGCGAGGCAGAACCCGGTGATGCTGTTCGATCAGGTGATCTTCCCGGACGGGAACGGCACAGCCGCCCCGACGATCATCGGGCCGAGCGGCTCGACCAGTGTGCTCACCGGCAAACCGGTGGTCAGGTACGGGACGATCTGGGGCGAGTACTTCGTCGGCGGTGGCGGGGTCGGTCACGAGGACACCGTCTTCTGGTCGTTCCCGACCGACGTGACCCAGAGCTGGGATCCCAACGCGCTCTGGCGCACGGGCGGGATGGTCACCGGCCTGGCCGCGCTGCGCAACGCGATCCTGGTCTTCCATCCCAGCTCGATCGAACGGCTGCGCGGCTCGCGCCCGCCCGCCGGGACCTCCAAGGGCGACATGGTGCTGGAGCCGCTCTTCAAGCAGGTCGGCACCACCGAGGCCAAGTCGATCGCCTACTGGCAGGAGAACATCCTCTTCGCCGACGAGCACGGTGTCCACATCACCGACGGCTCGGTGCTCAGGAACCTCGTCCAGCAAGGCTCGATCCAGAGCTACTGGCGCAACATCTACAACCAGAAGCAGTACGTCGTCGGTGTCGTCTTCCTCGACTACTACGTCGTCTCGGTGCTCGGGGCCAGCACGACCGAGACGCTCGTCTGCGATCTCAACTCGCGCCAGTGGTTCAGGTTCTCCAACGTCCCCGCCATTTCCATGTGGTCCTCCGGCGGCTCGGTCGGGATGGAGCGCTTCTGGGCGGGGATCCGAGACAACCCGCGTCTCGCACGGCTCTCGCCGATGTTCTTCCCGGTGCTTGGCGGGGGACTCCAGACCGACGCCAACGGAGTCGACGTACTGCCCACGCTGGAGACGCCCTACTACAAGCTCTCGGCCGAAGGCAGGAAGAGGGTCCGGTTCGCCTACCTGTCCTACGACGTTCGCACCGGGGCGCTCGCCCGCGAGGACGACCAGCCCGTGGCCTGGCAGCGTCGCCTGCGTGAGGAGGAGCTGATGACCGGCACTCCGCTGGCCGCCGGGGACCTGTTGCAGATGGACTACATTCTCTCGCCGCAGGACACGGCCTGGACGACGGCGGGCACGCTGCCCGCCACGTCGCGCTACACCCGCCACCGGCTGCCGGTCGGCAAGGCGCCCTACGGGATCGCGCTCAAGCTCCACCAGCTCGGGCCGAGCACCGTCACCAGGATCAGCGACATCGCCGTCGACGCCCACGCGATCGACCGGGGACGCCTGTGAGCACCCAGATTCTGCCGAACACCAGCAACCGCCCCCTGAACGACCGGGAGAAGCGCCTCCAGCAGCGCCTGTTCTCCGACACGCTCAACTTCCCCACCGAGTTCAAGAGCTGGCACGTCAGGTCGCTGGAGACCAGCGACGTGGCCTTGCTGATGACGAACGTTGTCGGGCTGACCACCACGCTCGGACTCGACGCGGGGCAGACGGGCACGCTCTCGATCCTGAACACGGGCGCGTGCGTGCTGTACGCGGGCACCGACATGCCGACGGGCACGCTGCTCTGCAACGGGGCCGTCTACGACACGAGCGCCTACCCGGAGCTGTTCAAGGTGATCGCCTACACGTTCGGCGGCTCGGGGGCCACCTTCCAGGTGCCCAACATCACGGCGCCAGGCGCCGGACTCAAGTACGTGATCGTCACATGAGGAGGGACGATGGCTAAGAAGCTCGGACCACAGACCGGCATGGGCGGCCTCGGCATCGTCCCAGGCTACGTCGACCAGGCGAAGGCAATCGCAAAGCCGGTGAACCCCTACGGCTCGGGGGCGTTCATCTACAACCCAGGCTCTTCGGGGGGCACCCGTTCCGCCGTCGGCAGCGGGATCACGGGCAGCGGCGGCGGCGGGGGTGGTGGTGGCGGCGGGCTTACGGGCGCGATCGGCTCCGGGTCGGCGCCGTACACGGGCGAGACCACGATCCGCACGATGACCCCGATGCAGGTCTACCAGAGCGACATCCTGGGAGACCAAGGCTCTGTCGCCGCCGAGGGGGTCTTCAACACCACCGACCGCAACCTCAGGCTGGCGCGGCAGGACGCGATCACGCGGGCGCTGTTCGGCTCGGGCTGGACACCGCAGATGTCGGGGCAGCTCGCCGACTACAGCGGCGACGTGACCCAGAGCGCCCTCGACGCAGCCGCAGCAAACCCCATGAGCCAGAAGGCCCAGCTCGACCTGCAGCTCTCCCAGGCCAAGGCCAACAACCCCTACGACCTCGCCGCCTCGGGCGCGGGCCGCTCGGGCGCGATGGCGATTCAGCTCGGCAATCTTGGCCGCCAGTACGACACGGCCTCCTACCAGGGCATGCAGGACCTGCTGAACGCGATCTACGGCGCGGTCGGGAACTACGCGAGCGGCTACGGCAACGCGCAGAACGCGCTGGAGGCTGCACGTCGCGAGGTCGCCGACCGGCTCGCACGTCAGGCCGGGTACTCGGAGTCGATCGTGACCACACCGACCGGTGGCGGTGGCGGTGGTGGAGATGGAGGCGGTGGAGATGGAGGCGGCGGCGAGGACTACTGGGCACCCTCACCGAACCCCGCGACTGAGCTGTCGCCGAGCTACCCGGCTCCGGTCGTCAACCAGGCCGTGCAGAAGGCGATCAAGGCGGTCGGGGTGAAGAAGGGCGGCTACGCCCCGAAGAACCTCTACCAGACGATCAAGCAGACCTATCTCGGGGGGTGAGCTAGATGGCCGTCAGCCCGTACCTCTACGGAGGCAACTCACCGCTCTACAACGTCGTGAAGACACCGGCCAAGAAGACCACGCTGACGGTCGCCCCGATCACGACCCCCTACGACGCCCAGATCGCCAACGCCAAGGCGACCCTCTACTCGCCGCAACAGCTCCGCACGATCAGCAACCAGCAGGTCGACGCGCAGATCAACTCGGCGGTCAAGCAGAGCAACATCATGTCGGCGGCCGAGCAGAAGCAGTACGCCGACCTCACCAACCGTGCGGCCGGGCTGGCCGCCGCGCTCGGAAGCTTCGGCCCGCAGTACGCGGAGAACGCCCGCACCGCCTACGACCAGGCCGCGCAGACGATCGGCAACCTGGGCACGGGGCTGACGGGCGCGGTCGCAAGCGACTGGAAGGCAGAGCAGGCTCAAAGCCAGGACGCGGTCGCCAAGGCGCTCGGCCCCGGCCTCGGTCAGGTCGACCGCTACGACGCAGCCGCGCTGCAGTCGGCGCTCCAGTACGGGGGCGTGACCCAGCCCGGCACGATGCTCGCCAACCAGGCGCTGACCGCTGCCGACATGGCCCAGTTCGGCGCGATGGCCGACAAGGCCCAGATCGCCAACATCAGCCGCGACTACATCTCCCAGGCCAAGGCGGCGCTGGATCAGCGCGCGGCCGAGCGCAACGCGATCGTCGCCAAGCGCCCCGAGCTGTTCCAGGAGGCCCTGCAGGCGCAGCGCCAGGACAACATGACGACCCAGCAGCACATCGACTCCCTGATCACACAGTCCCAGAACTGGCTGCTGAACAAGGACAAGATGGCGCAGTCCAAGCTGCAGGCCAACCGCAACTGGTGGCAGGTTCAGTCGCAGATCGACATGGCAAAGACCAAGCAGGCCCGCGACTGGTGGCTGCAGAAGAAGCAGGTGCTGCGCACGATGACGGCGGACAAGCGCGACTGGTGGCTGAAGCAGGTCGCCGCCACCCACATCGACCCGGACACGGGCGATCCGGTGGGCGGCTGGGTGTGGACGGACAAGAACCAGACGGCGGTCGTCCCGTGGACGAGCAAGATCGCCGCTCAGCAGCAGAACCGGAGTCTTGTCCAGCGTGGCCGCTCGCTCGACATCGAGCAGCAGCGGGTCGACGACGCCAGGAAGCACTACAACCAGATGTTCACGCTGCAGCAGCGGGCGCTGAACATGAAGGCGATTGCCGCCAAGCAGCCGGGCAAGTTCGACAAGGACGCGAGCGCCGCGATGCACTACATCAGCGACGAGTACGGACGCCCGATCCTCAGGAACGGCAAGATCCAGAAGTACACGGCCGCATCCAAGCCGATGACCGCCGAGCTGAAGCTGAAGATCCAGGGGTCGATGGCCGAGTACGCTCAGGCGCTGGTCAAGGGCACCACGGATCCGAAGACGGGCGCGACGGTCGTCGAGAAGGCGGACATCCGGCAGGCGCTCCAGAACTTCGCCGCCAGGGGCTACCTCAGCGGCGACCTGCAGCAGTGGGGCGTGACCGCGCTCGCGAGCGCCTACGGTCTCAGTCCCGAGCAGATCATGCAGGTGGCCGTCGGCATCGATCCGGCGACCGGCGGCTCCTACGGCGCCACGGCACCGGGCACGGGCGAGACCGCCTACGGGCCGGAGCAGCCCGTCACCGACGCGGGCAAGACCCCGAGGCCCGGCAAGGGCTACTTGTGGGTCGACGGGAAGTGGCGCAAGCCGCCCGGCCCCGGCTATGTGTGGCAGGACGGCGAGTGGATCAAGAAGAGCACGCTGGCGGGCGTGCCCGGCAGGGTCTCGGGAAGGTCCCGTCCCTAGATGAGCTTCACACTCGGCAGCGGTGGCGGGTTCACGCTCGGCTCCGGCGGCGGCTTCACGCTCGGCGGCTCCGGCGGGTTCGGAGTGCCTGGTGGCGGCGTGCCCAAGAAGGGGAGAGGAATCCTCGGTGACATCGTCCATGTCGCCGACGTTGCCACCCAGCCGATCGAGAACCTTGCCAAGGACGTCGGAGAGGCGGCCGTGCAGTTCCCGCTCGGCCTCTATGCGATCGGCAAGACGGCGGCCACGCACCCGGAGGACCTCGGCAAGTACGTCACCGGGATCGTGAAGCAGTACGAGGACTATTACGGCCACGACATCCTGCAGCACCTCTGGGACCATCCGTTGCAGCCGATCCTCGACGGTCTCACCGTTGCCTCTCTCGGCCTGACGGCCGGTGCGTCGGCTCCCGTCGTGGGCGCGCTCAGAGGCGCCGGGTTCGCCGGGACTGCGGCGAAGCTCGGCGAGCTGGGCGAGCGTGGCACGCTCGTGACCCGCTCCCCGCTTGCGATGAAGACCGGCGAGGGGCCGACCGTCGAGAGGCTCACCTCCAACAAGCCGATCGTCAAGCTGCGACAGCAGACCGTCCACAAGATGACCCGCGCCCTCGACGACTTCGCACGAGCCAAGAGCGCGACCGGCTACTTCGGCCCGCTCGGGAAGTTTGAGGAGAAGGCGTACGGCAGGGCGACCAGCGACAAGGCGATCCGCAAGGCCCTGCAGGAAGCGACGCCGATGCGCGGCTACGAGAAGGCGTGGGGCAAGCTCTCCAAGGAGGAGCGGATCGCGCTCTCGGCTCGCTCGATGGACATCGATCCGGTCAACCTGAAGCGCTACTGGGAGGGCACCAAGAACGGGGACGAGCTGACCGACGAGGTCGCCGACCTGATGCGCAATCCCAGCGAGAAGATGGCGACGGCCGAGCTGCACGCGCGCGAGCTGTCCCAGCAGGGTGCCGAACTGCTGAAGAAGCGCGGGGCGCTCAGCATCGAGAGCGAGCTTGACCGGCCGGGCCGCTTCAAGGATCAGGTCGCAGCAGCACTGGGGCACCCGGTCGACTCGCTGCACGACAACCCCTACTACCTGCCGCACACCACCTCGTCGACATGGCAGCGTGGGTCACACCCGATGCAGCAGGTCGGGGGTGGCAAGGCCGAGGTGAAGCGACTCGGCTCCACCAAGGAGAACCTGGGTGAGCTGTTTGCCGAAGGCAAGCTCGACCTCGCCAATGACGTGCTCGGCCCCGAGTTTCTGCGCCGGGTGAAGTGGCTGAAGTTCTGGGGGATCCACGAGGGCCTCAAGCGCGGCGCGGTGCGCATGACCTGGGACGAGCTGCACGCGGCGCACAAGAGCGGGCAGCCCCCGCCCGGCTGGGACTTCCTGCGCACGAGCACCCCGACCCGCAAGTCGGACGCGCTGCGCGTCCAGGTGCAAAAGGCCGAGGAGCGCAACAGGCGCTTCCCCAACTTCGACAACGCCGAGAAGCTGCGCAAGCTCAAGATCGAGCTGTCCCGCTACGAGTCGGGACGGCGCCCCGACCCGGTCAGCTACGGCAAGCAGAAGGTCCCCTTCTCCGTGCGGGGCGAGCGCGAGGAGGGGCCGGGCATGTACTACGAGTCTCAGGACATCCCCAACCCCGAGGACCTGCAGGACTCGGTGCTCGTGAACGAGGGCTGGACGACCAAGGAGCTGGCGCACGCCTACACCGACGAGGCCGGGCACTACTACCTCGTGCCCAAGCACATGGCGCGTGCGGCCACGGGCGAGTTCACGCGCATGAGCGACTTCATGTACCAGTGGGCGCGTCGGCCGCTGCGGATCTGGCGTGCAGCGCTGCTCGGACTGCGGCCCGCGTTCTTCGTCAACAACCTGATCGGCAACAGCCTCATGTACGCGATGAAGACCGGCGGCACCGGAGCGGCCCGCGATCTGTTCATGGCACTGCGCGAGAGCCACCCCGACCGGGTGATGAAGCAACTGCTCGCCGACGCCGTCGTGCCCGACGACGTACGTGCTTCCCTCGCCGCCGAGTTCTTCCCCGGCGAGGAGATCCCGGTCGCCAAGGGTAAGGCGCTCGCGGTGCGCGAGCGGCCCGCCGGGGCAGCGCTCACCGAGGCCCCGCCGCGCGAGCCGCCTCCGCTCGTGACGGGCGAGACGCCCACGGTGGAGCGGCCGGACTTCTACACCGAGCAGTACCCCGAGCACATCTCTGGCACGTTCGGCAAGACGCAGTCGCCCTCGACCGAGGGTCTGCTGCGCGGCGCGACGGGCAGGGCGGGCAGGGCCTGGGAGACGACGACCGGGTGGCTGCCCGAGAAGACCTCGCTGATCGCCGAGGAGAAGTTCCGCCGAGGGCTGATCCGCAACTTCATCCGCCGCTCGCCGGAGTTCAAGGCCGTCTACAGCTCGATGCCGAAGGAGACGCGCAACTTCATCGCCGCCGCACGCAAGCTGCACGCGGGCGAGGGCGGGGAGAAGTTCCAGCGCATGATCAGCCAGCAGGTCGACCACGCGCTCGGCAACTACACGCGGCTCTCGCCGGTCGAGCGCAACGCCCTGCGCAACGTGTTCCCGTTCTACGCCTGGTATCGGGCGATCCTCTCGACGAGCATGTACCTCGCGATCGACAACCCGGCACGCGCCCAGATCCTCGTGCAGCTCGGACGCATCGGCGCGGAGACGGCAGCCAACCACGCGGGCATCCTCGGCGGCGTGCCGAGCTACCTACAGGGTGCGCTCCCGCTCGGGGCAGGACCGGGCGGCACCAAGCGCGTGCTCGCGACGCAGTCGATCAACCCGTGGGCGACGCTCAACCAGCTCAGCCGTGGCGCGAGGGCGGACATCACCTCGCTCGGGATGAACCCGTTCATCATTGGTGCGATGGAGACGTTCAAGGATCTCGCCTCGGCGCCGGGCGGCACGACCAGGGCGGTCTCGGCACAGGACCTGATCGGGACGATGCTCTCGACGATCGTGCAGGGCCTCCCGCCGCTTGCGCAGCTTCATCCGAGGGGGCCGTCGAACCTCTACCCGAACCGTGGCCCGCTGACAGCCTGGGAGGCGTGGGCCGGGGCGCCGATCAAGGAGTACAACCCCTTCGTCGCCGGGACATACTGGGCGGCGGGACAGTAGGAGGAGCCGATGTCGACGCCGGAGAGGAAGGACTGGAGAGCGAGGAGCCGCCACAACCCGCTTCAGCGCAAGATCGCCGACCTGTTCGCCGAACTCGCCGACCTCGACTCCGAGGTCGCCGACGAGTACGACGCCCGGATCGGCAGGAGCTGGGACAACCCGAGGAAGCTGGGCGAGCTGCGCAACGAGCTGCACAGCGAGCTGCAGGGGGCGAAGTACCGCGCCCAGTCGGAGCCACCGACCTACGGCCAGGAGGTAACGAACGCGCTCCAGGACTGGCTCGACTACGGCGGCGGCAACCCGGCAGGTAAGGGACGTCCGACGCTGGAGAGCGACGACCCGCGAGTAACGGAGCCGCCGGGACGGGTCATCGGCGGCTGGGAGGGCGGTGTGCCCGTCCCCAAGCAGGGCAAGACACCGGGCAGGCCGCGCATCACAGGCGGACACACGGGGGAGCCTGGCGACTTCTCGCTGGTCAACATCCCGGAGGTCCTACAGGGGCAGGAGGGCGGCTCGGGCGGGATCCTGCGTGACCTGGGGCAACTACAGGGCTTCTCGCCGGAGCAAATCTCCCAGCTCCTTGAGTCGATCTACGGCGACCAGGGGTCGATCCGCCGCAAGGGCGCCGGTCAGAAGGGTCCGACCACCTTCACGACGCCGATGCCGATGCCGACCGGGCCGAGGATCCTGAGCACGCCCGCCGACTTCCCGAAGGGGCCGATGATCCACACCACCCCGCTGCTCAACGGCCCGCCGACGAACCTGTTCGGTCGTCTCGGCGGCGGCAAGCCGCCGTCCGGCTTCTACACCCCCGCCGACCTGCGTGGTCTGCTCGGGACGATGGCCCGCGCCCACGTCAAGGCCCGCTGATGGCATCCATCGTCGACCTGATCCGGCAAGGCTCACGCGCCCGTCAGCTCGACCCGCGTGCGGTGCTCGCGGTCGCAGGGCAGGAGGGTCTCGGCGGCGGGATCGGAGACAACAACACCTCGTTCGGCCCGTTCCAGCTCCACTACGGGGGCGCCTATCCGTCGCACGCACCACGGGGAAGCGCGGCAGCCTCTCAGGCGTGGGCGCAGAGTCCGGCCGGGATCAACTACGCCCTGGACCAGATCGCCGGGGTCGCTTGCGGGATGAGCGGGCGTGAGGCGGTCTACAACATCGTGCATCGGTTTGAGCGTCCCGCCGATCCGACAGGTGAGGCGGCACGAGCCTGGGCGAGCTACGGCGGCCAGCCCACCTCGGTGCAAGCGACCCCCCCTGCTGCCTCTGGGGTGGGAGCCGCCGCGCTCCCCCAGGCGCTACCGAACGCGATGCCCTCGATGAAGATCCCCGGTCTCAACCAGCCCGGCTACAACGATCTGCTGCAGCCGCTGGTCCAGGGCGGCGGGACGAAGGCGCTGATGAACTCGCTCTTCAAGCAGTCCGACCTGGCTGTGTCGAACGTGCCCAAGTTTCTGCAGCCGAAAACGCTGCCGCTTCCCAACTCGGATCTCTCGGTGCCCGCGACACCAAGCTCGCAGCCTCCCGCGCCTCCGAGCACGCCGGGCCTACCGGCGACTGCGGGTACGGCCAACGTGGTCGCGGCAGCGCAGAAGTGGCTGGGTACGCCGTACTCGTGGGGTGGTGGCGGGCCGGGCGGGCCGAGCACCGGCTTCGCCCAGGGTGCGAACATCAAGGGCTTCGACTGCTCGTCGCTTCTGCAGTACGCCTACAGCCAGCAGGGCGTCGCGATCCCGCGTGTCACCTACGACCAGTTCAAGATGGGCCAGCGTGTCCCGGCCGAGAGCCTGCGTCCCGGCGACGCCGTGTTCTTCAACATGGGCAGTCGTGGTCCTGAGCATGTCGGGATCTACATGGGTGGGGGCAAGTTCATCGAGGCTCCGCACACGGGTGCTGAGGTCAGGATCAGCGACCTCTCGTCGCGCTCGGACTTCGTCGGCGCTCGCCGCTACGGATAGTCCCGCCCCTCCCACCCCCGGCGGACACCACGCGCCCCCTCTGAGCCGCATCAGGGGGGGCGCGCTTCGGCCTGCTTGGGGTCAGGAAGTCTGTCAGCATGACACTAGGCGTTATCGCTCAACAAAGCCAAGTTAGCTCCCTGACCCTTGCCCAGATTTGGCTTAAACACTGGTACTACGCTACTGCGCAAGTGTTTCTCTCCGACGCTGTGAGCAGGGAAAACGTCAAAAGGGTCAGGGAAAAAGGCCATTGGGGTCAGGAAATGACCCTGACCCCTGACCCCAGAGCACAGAAAAAGGGCGCCCCGAAGGACGCCCTGTTGCCTGCTCGATGGTGTTAGGGTCCCGGCCGCGCCTCGGGGCTTCTCCGCAAAAGGAAGTGGCGACCGAGTCGCTCGCCTGCCTCGCGGACACCTCGTGTCCCGAGCTGGGTGGTATGGGAAGCTGAGGGGCCACCCCTGGCAGGCGGCCCCTCAGTTTAGTGTGGCGCGCTCGTCCGCCAGATCGTCGAGCGCGTGTCGAGCGGCTTGTCCTCCGGCCCCTTCACGTAGGGGTCGATCCACTTCAGACGCCGCAGCTTGCGCTCCGCGCCGTAGGGCTGCAGCCGCCAGTGCCCGCGCACCATCCAGCGGTGCGACCAGGCGACCGTCCGCTGGGCCTGAGCGAGCGTCTGCGAGGCTCCCGTCGCCAGCGAGAGCATTCGCAAGCCCGGCAGCTCGCGCTCCATACGGCGGCGCTCACCGCGTCCACGGGTGGTCGGGTCGTCGAGGCGGGTGAGCCTGTGCCCGAGCGCGGTCACGGCGGCGATGACGAACTTCGTCGACTCCGCGATCGGTGTGCCGGTCATCGAGTGGGTCACCCCACCCGGCAGCCAGAAGCCGGTCACGACATCCGACGGGGTAGAGCCGATGAACAGCGTGGGGTGGACCGACATCAGTTCCGGGCGCTCCCCGTCCCTGGCTGGGCGCATGTTGTCCGGCACGTAGTCATGGCGTGTGGATGTCGCCACCTCCGTGAGCGGGGCGACCACCAGTCCAGCCATCGCCTGATGCTCGTGATGCGGGGGTGTGTTCGTCCTTCCGCCCGCCAGCGTGTCCTTGCTGATGATCGTGTGGTCGAGATCGACAGGCTCGGCCGGGACGATCAACACGCCGTCCGGCCAGGCCCAGTTGATCTCCTCCTCGGAGGGGTAGGTGATGTTGGGATCGTCCGGGAGTGCCGACATCATCGCCATCACGTAGGCGATCCAGTCGCTCGTGGCGAGCACGATCGCCTCCGGCAGCATGGCGGCGTAGTTGTAGGAGCGCCAGGTGTTGCGCAGCTCGATCACGTCGTCGGCGGTCACAGCGCCCCCGCAATCGCGAGCACGACGGCGACCACGATGATCAGCATCATCGCCAGCCAGAAGAACAGCATCAGGAAGGCAGGGATCGCCGACAGGTAGTGACCCTTCCTGCTCACGTCTTCTCCTTCGTACCGAACGGTGCGACGAGTGGCTTCCCAGCTTCACGCTCGGCCCTGCCCACCGGGCAGTAAGGCGAGTGAAGGTTGGCGCCGTACCTGTCGCGTTTGGTGTCGTCGGCGTCGTGCTCGCTGCATGTGCAGTCCACAACGGTGAGGGTCATACCTCCTCCTCGGCGGGCGTTCGCATCCGCAGGTGGACGAGCGACATACCCGTGACCTCGACCTCACCCATGTTGATCAGCGAGTAGCGCGAGTCGCAGCCAGGGCAGAAATCCACGCCAGGCAGGCCCGACTCCTGATTCACGTCGTCGGGTCTCTGTGCGATCAACACCCCCTCGTCGGTGTCGCAGTCCGAACAGGTGAAGAGCCACCACTTCATTCCACCGGCTCCTGCATCCAGTCGACCACCTTGAACGAGTCCTCGGCCACGCCGAGCCTGGCGAACGCGCCGCTGAGGCTCAGGTACCTGGCGATCTGGTCGCCGATCTCGTCGGCCTGGTCGTCACCTTCCATCTCGTCCTTCATGTCGGCGTAGAACTCCACCTCGACAGTGACCTTGTGCATGGTCATGCTGCCTCCTCCTCGACGGTGCCCCACTCGTAGGCGGCGAGCAGACGCTCGACCTCGACCAGCTCACGCTCGTCAGTCCACGCCTTCGCATAGCTGCCGTCGTAGACCTCGGGGGTGTGCCCCAGGATCTGCGAGGCCACTTGGCGCTCGATTCCGGCGGCGGCGAACACGCAGGCCGCCGTGCGGCGCAGGTCCTTCGGCGTCACCCTGCCCACGCCGGAGCGCTCCCCGGAGCGGGCAATCGCCCGGCAGATCGTGGCGCAGGAGATCGGTCTCGTGCCGGGCGACTCCATCGCCGAGAACAGGAACTGGCTGCCCTCCGGCTCACGGGCCGCCTGGAAGATCAGCTCGCGCTCCAGCCGGGGCATGACCGGGATCACCCGGTAGAGCCGCTTGAAGACGCCGAGCCGCTCCTCCTTGCGCTTGGTGTAGCGAGGCTCCTCGCCACGCTTGAGCAGCGCGAGCTGCTGGGAGAGCAGGATCCGCCTGCCGTCGATGTTCGACGGCTGCAGACCGGCCGCCTCCTGCAGCCGCAGACCGGCGTAGCCGAGCGTCGCCGTGATCCCCACGTACTGCTCCTCGTGCTCCCGCATGTAGTTGAGCAGCGCGATCATCTGGTCGTCGCGCAGGATCAGCTCGTTCGTCCGCTCGACGTAGGAGCGCCGGGCCTGCTGCTTCGGCCGCTTCCGGCGAGGCACCGGCCAGCACGGGTTCGTCGGGATGTCGCCCTGCTCGTAGGCGTCCCGGATCAGGTCGCGCAGGCAGCTCCACCAAGTGTTGAGTGTCAGCTCGGCGATCTTCTCGCCGCCGTTGCCCGGCTTCTCACGCATGGCGTCGAGCCAGGCGATCAGCATCTTCGTCGTGATGTCCTTCATCCGGCAGTTCTTGAAGTACGGCCGGATGTGGTTCTCGTAGTCCCGCTTGTAGTTGCGGACCGTGCCCTCGGCGTAGACGCCACGGGCCATCTCCTTCTCCATCTCGGCGAACACGCGCACGGCGACGTGATGCAGCCGCAGCTCGCCGTTGGGGGCCGGGTTCCCGCCCTCCTCGATCTCCACGCGCAGCTTGCCGCGCCAGTCGAACGCCTGCTCGTCGGTCACGACGTGAGACGGAAGCGGCATCAGATGCTGCTTGCGCCTACCGTCCGCCTCGATCGTCTCGTAGGCGTACTCGTACTTCCACGAGCCGTCGACGAGCTGTCGCTTCTTTAGCCCCTTACCGAGGGAGCTACGCTTACCTGCTGCCATTCAGGGTCACCTCCTGGGTGGTAGTCAGAGCCGGGGTCTCGCAACGACGCCCGGCTCATCTTTGTCTGGGGTCAGGCCCAGATTGCTGCTCTGTTGTAGCACGGTCGATCTCCGACGCAAGAGCTTCGGCGTCGACGTAGATCCTGCGTCCGTACAGGCGGCCGGGCAGGGTGCCCTGCCGGACCCGCTGGCCCACGGCTGCGGCACTGATGCCGAGCACGACGCCTGCTTCCTTGGCTGGCATCCAGCGCCAGCCAAGCGACGGCAGTGCGGCCAGTTTCTTGTCGATGATCTGCTCGATCACGCGGTGCAGCGAGTCGTAGAGCTGCTCGTAGGCGTCGGCGTGATCGCTGTCTCGCACCAGTCTCAGGCTCATCGCTTCTCGCCTCGCAGTGTTTTTGCAATCTCGTTTTGCATATCGATTTTCTTCTGCTCGTCTGCTGCAGCAGCAGCAAATCCTTCAGCGAGTGTTTTGTACTTCGGTTTCCTCGGCTGCTGGAATCTCTTCTGTTTCTTTGGCATGAGGTTTTTCCTTCCTGCCGTAGTCAGAGTGCGGCTTGTCAGCGTGCTTTCCCCCCTCGGCAACAACCGAGAGGGGAACGCACCTGCCGTGAGTCGTCGCGCTGGCAGCCTGCGTTGCTCATGCAGGTAACTGCTCGCTGGGGGTCGGCAACCCGGATAACCCGATCCCTGCATGCCCCGGAGCAAGGCTCCGCTGCGGGGTCTCAATCGCATCCAGCTTCTTCGCACGGCCCAGCCTGACCCTCTGACGGCGTTTCATGGGGGTGCGCCACTGCCCCCGGTTAGCACGCGGTATGTGGAGCGGCTAGCTTCCCGGCCCCCAGTTGCGGTAGGTGATTTCAGATGGGGTCGGTGAAGGTGAAAAAAAACTGAGTCGGGTGAGCAGCTCGTCGCGCTCGGCTCGCCACGCCTGCTGGCGCAGCAGCCAGTTGGCGTGTACGTCGCGTGCTCGTAGCAGCCGTCGGCGCAGGTTCACGATCGTGACGCGCAGACGGCGGTTCTCTTCCTCCAGGAACTTGACGCGGTCGGCCTGCGCACGCGCGGCCAGCAGCATCGCCGTGTTGAACGCGGGTTCTTTCACGAGACCAGCTCCAGCAGCACGTCGAGCGGCAGCACGGCCGCCCACTCCTCGTTGTTCTCGCGGAAGCAGACGACGGGCACCATGCCCTCGGGCGTCTCGGCGACGCACTGGCGCAGCCACTCGCGGATGCGCACGCGCTCCTGGCGCTTGCTCTCGACGTGGAAGGCGAGCAGCCCGCCCGGCTTGCCCTTGGTGGCGATGTGGTCGCCGAGTCCTTCCAGGCCGCGCACGGCGAAGCCTGCCTCCTTGAAGAGCTTGGTCACCTCGCGCTCGCCGACGATGCCTTTGCGGCGGCGCCCGGCGCCGGACAGCGGCTCAGGCTGAGTCGCCATGCTGCTTCCGGTAGTCACGGGCGAGCCTGCGGGCACGGCCGATCGGGCTGCGATCCCAGTGCCTGTTGTGGCACTGCTTGGAGCAGTAGAGCTTCCCGCGTCCCATCGGCTCGGAGAAGAACGGCTTGCCGCACTCGCGGCACTCGCCGTCGGGCACGCGCTTCTCGGTCAGCATGATCTTCGGCGAGCACCACGCACAGGAGCCGTCCGGGAGCGCGAGCGTCTCTGCGTTGCAGCGCGGGCACCACATGACGCTCCTCACCGCCTGCCTCCCGGCGGCGTGGCGAGCCAGGTGAGCGCGCAGAGCAGGAGCAGCGCGACGATGAGGTAGCTGGTCAAAATCCCCCCTTGCGGGAGTCGGGACTCAGTGGACCCTCCCCGCGTCTACCCGAGGTGATCTGACCGGCGAGGCCCATACCCTGGGTGCTCATCCCCCAAACCCCTTCAGGCTCTCGACGAAGCGAGCCTTCTCCTGGTGGGCGTAGTAGACGCAGGGCAGCACGATGTAGTAGCGCCCCGTCTGGTTCGGCTCGACCCCCAGGATCACGCCCATGTCGTCGACGAGCGTGTCGAGGATCTCGGCTCCGTTCTCGGCGTCGTCGGGCACCTTGATCGTCCAGGATTTGCGTGCCCGTGCTGCTCCAGTTGAAGCACGAGCACGCTTTATGTGCCCGCAGGTTGGGCACGGTTCCGATTCGGGCAGCGGCTCCGACGAGCGGGCGGCGAACTCCTCCGGGGTCATCGGCTGCGGCTCGATCGGCGCCAGCGGCATCGAGGTCTCGATCAGCTCGCCCTCGATGATGTCGCTCTTGACGGCGCACCACCACCACTTCCAGTCGTAGTCCGACCCCATGATCTTGATCGCCGCCTGATGCCCACCCGGACCCCCCGTGAGCTTCTCGTGGCAGCGCCAGCACACACAGGTCACGTTCTGGTAGGCGGCGCCCTTGATCTCCACCCAGTCGTAGGCGCCCCCGAGCCTGGCGTCGGTGCGCCGGAAGATGTGGTGGGCGTGGACGTTGCCCGCGCGGTGCTGGCAGCCGGGGTTGCAGCAGTCCGGCCCGACCGTGTAGCGGGGGCCGTCGACGCCACGCACCTGCGGCCCGTGGTAGGGCGGGAGCGTCACGCCGCCGCCTTCGCCCAGGTGTGCAACGCCTCGACGAGCGTGTCGAAGGAGAGCAGCGCCGAGGTCGGCGCGCAGTACTGCCGCGTCGTCCAGCCGTTGCGGCGGAAGTCGGGCAGCGCCTCGACCGTCCACTGCGGGAAGCTCTTGGTGCTGAGCGAGAGCATCACGCCGGTCCGTCGCGAGACGAAGACGAACGCATGCGGCTTCTGCTCGCGCGAGTCCCAGCGCCGGACGGCGCAGATCGCCACCGTCGGGTACGGGTAGTCCTCGGGGCAGGTGAAGAGGAGGGTGCGCGACTTCACCTCCAGCACGATCTTCTCGTCGACGACCACGTCCTTCTGATCGTGGAAGCGGGCGCCCTCCCACGGCGTCTCGGCCTTCTCCAACGCCCCAACCCTCACGGCGAACCCCTCGTCGAGCAAGCGCAGCGCAACCGCGATCTCGTGGTCGCGTCCGCGCTCAAGCTCACGCAGGAACGCAGCATGGTCGGGGGCGCTCACTGCCGATGCACCTGCACCTGGACGCCCTGGGAGCGGGCCAGCTCGATCGTGTGCGCCGTGCCCCTGGACTTGCCGTCCCAGAACGCCATCACCAGATCGGGGTTCTCGTCGAGCATCTCGATGTTGCGCAGGATCCCGGCGGCCTTGCCCTTGCGACGCCAGTCGGCGTGGAACACCTGCTGGCGCAGGTTCAGGTCACGGCAGGCACGGGAGGCGTAGCTGTCGGCGCCGGGAGCGCCGCCGTGGATCACGAGCGTCCCACGCGGCAGGCTCACCAGCTCGTTCAGGATCGTCGTGTAGCTGCGCCACGAGCGCGACCCGCACACGAGCACCTTCACGGCCGCCTCCTCGGCGCACGCGAGCGCAGGCACTGCAGGCACAGCCGCTCGTCGATCTGCTCGGTCGAGGACGAGTACACGACGTGGCCGCAGGCGAGCGTGTCGCGCAGCCCGTCCCGGTACTCCTCGCGGAGCACGACCGGCTGCGTGGCGACCGCCGTACAGACAGTCACGTCGCCTGCTCCCGTTCCTTACGGCGCATAGCGGAGATCCGCTTGCGGGCCGAGGCCATCGAGATGAGCAGCGGGGTTGGGCTGCCGTCGCGGTCGAGCACGACGAGGCCGTCGGCGTACACCTCGATCGTGAATCCGAGATAGGTCGTCGTCTCGACGCCGTCGCCGCGCGGATCGGTGCTCAACGCCAATGCCTCAACCCTGCGATCGAGGAGCCGACGGCGACGAACACCGCCACCAGGAGCACGAGCACCACCACATCGGCGACCGTGCTCACGGCGCGTTCTTCCAGGCCGGGCAGTCACGCTTGAACGAGCAGTAGTCGCAGGCGAAGATGTGGAACCGTCCGCGCGCGGGCCACGGCTTGTCCGGCCCGTAGCGGCGCATGCAGTCCACCATCTCCATCGCCACCGACTGCACGACGTTCGTAAGACCGTCGACCTCGTCCTGTGACAGGAGGACCAGGAGAGCTTCGCTCTCCAGGCCGGTCACGATCCCCACGTTGTGGTCCTTGTCGGAGCAGGCGACCGTGTGGAACTCGACCGGCTTGCCGGTGGCGAACGAGTAGATCAGCGCTTGCAGCAGCCAGCTCGTCTTCGGCTTGTAGGTCTTTTTCTGCCCCGACTTCCAGTCGATCCCGACCTCGTTGGTCAGCAGGTCGTAGCGGCCCTGCACCGGGACCGGCAGCCCCATCGGCACCGAGAACTTCTGCTCGACCGCGATCGGCTGGATTCGCTCGGCGACACGGTTGCGGTACTCGCCGATCATCAGCCGGGCGCGAGCCTTCGCATCGTCGTAGGAGGTCTTCCAGACGATCGCCTCGCCAGCCTTCGCCTGATCCTCGTCGAGCTTGGCGTCGAAGCCCGCGTCGTCGTGGAACTCGATCAGCTCCACCACCGGCAGGTCGATGCCCGACTGGATCTTCTGCTTGAAGTTGAACTCCATCGCCAGGTGGAAGGCGCCGCCGACGATCAGGTTCTCGGACGGCAACTGCGGCCGGGCCAGCAGGTACTCCTGCTGAAACTCACGCGGGCACTCGATGAACTTGCCCAGGCCCGACGGACTCAGGTGGTCGAGGCGGGGGTAGCCGGAGAACGGCCACGAGTCCTCGACCCGGCGCAGCAGCGAGAGCTGGGAGCGCTCGATCGAGAGCGTCATGTCGCCGCCTCCCACAGGCTCCCGTCGACGGTGACGCCGCCGAGCGTGAGGTCCCACTCGCGTCGGTTGCTGTCACGGGCCAGCAGGTAGCCCTGCATGTCGCACTTCAGTCGTGCGCCTCTATCCAGCAGCCAGTCCCTCAGGGCTGGGTCGGTCGTCAGTACGAACACGCCCGGCGGCTGCATCATGCGATACACACGGCCGCCACGCGAGCGGATGTCGGCGAGCACTTCCGCAGCGGGGCGGGGAGGCTCGGGGGGGCGGAAGGAGAACGACAGGGAGGAAACGACGGCGGGGGCTGACATGGCCGTCAGAACGGGATGTCGTCAGGGTCGTCTCCGGGGTCGGCCGGGAAGGTGCCAGCGGCACCACTCCCCGGTAGCGGCTCCAGCGAGTCAGGCTCAGGCACCGGAGTCAGGAAGATCCGCTTGGCGAACTCGTACGAGAGCGCCCAGATGAACGGGAAGTCCTGCTGGGGCTGCGGCAGGTGCGGTGCGAGCGCGACGGCGCGGTCGCTGCCGACCGAGAGCGCGATCCTCCACGCCTCCTCCGGCGTCTTGGCCGGGGCCGTGGACTTCACGCGGGTGATCCCGTCGTCGCCGTTCTGGCTCGGAGACTCGACGACGGTCGCCGAGTACCAGTAGAAGTCGTGATAGAAGCCGCCGTACGGGTTCGGCTTGTCGTTGCGCTCGCTGTACTGGATCGCGATCAGCGCGTTCTTCAGCTTGAAGTTCCCGGCGAGCTGGCCGCCCTCCTCACGGTTGGTCTTGAGCTTGTTCGGGTGGCCGTCGGTCTTGATCTCGTACCAGCCGTTGGACTCCGTCACCTCGGTGACATGGAGCGGTTCACTCGTCTTCAAATCGGCCATCGGTCGCCTCCTGGGCTGAGCTGAGCTACCGATCCTGGCTGGAGGTGCGTTCTGTACGCAACCCCCCGAAAAAACAGCCCGTCTAGCGGGGATTTATGTGTTTGTGGCCTAAGGCACTTGGCGTTAGCAGTGACCTCGCTAGGCGTTAGATGTCGTGCAGTTGCGGCTTAGGGCGTAGATCATCCGCTTCGCTTCGGAAGAAAAAGGTCGCAAATTGCGGGAACTTTGAAAAGTGGGGGGGGCGGAACTGCTGGCGCGACCCTAGCGCACCTGCTACGTGTCTGCTGGCGTCAGGAGCTGGTCACGAGTGTCACAAGTGTCTACTCCTGACGACTCCTGACGTGTCCTGACGTCCTCTGACATGGTCTGATTGTTACAAGCTCGGCCGAGACGAAAAGGCCGTAATTTGCGGGGACTTCTTCAACGCGGACGCAGGGGGCAGTGGTGGAACACGTCGTGGACGGCGTCGAAGGGCAGCAGGCAGAGGATCACGCAGAGCGAGTACAGCACGGCGGCCACCGTGACCGCCAGTACGAGGTTGGCCTGGTGGCGGGAGAGCCACGTGGCGAAGTCCTCCGGGGTGATCCTGACCGCGCGCCCGATCTTATGGAAGGGCAGCTTGCCCTCCGTGCGGTGGCGGTCGATCGTCCTCACGCTGACACTGGCCCGCGCGGCGCAGTCCTCGCGCGTCATGAGGCTCGCGGTCCGCGCGACGTCAGCGGCTGTCGCAGCCTCCGCACGTGCCGCAGCAGCACGTCCAAGCGTCTTGTCCATCGGAGCCCTCGTGTTGGGAGCGGCGAGTCTACCTGAACGGGCGAAGCGGCAAATCGTGCGGTCTACCGCACAGATCACATCCTCGATGTCCTTGTGTTAAAGGTGGGTCGCTTGGCACAGAAGGATCTCAGGCGCGTCCGGGCAGCAGCACGGAAATACGAAGCCGCCCGGATTGCTCTCCGGGATGCGATGCACGCTGCCAATCTCTCGGGCGAATCGGTGAGGGACATCGCCCAGTACGCCAACCGCTCGCCCTCTCGGGTGCAGGAGCTGTTGCAGGAAGCACGGAGGCTCGCTCGGGGCGAGTGAGATAGCGTTCGGCGGGACGTGTCCGACCTTGCTGATCGGGTGCAGCGGGTTCGACTGCTGCTCGACACACTGAACGACCCGTACCCGCCGATGGGGACGGCCCTGCGCCCGGACTCAGGGCCTGCGCCGTCGAGCTACTGCCCCTGCGAGCACTGCCAGCGCAAAGGCGAGGTGCGCGTGCGCGGCGGCTGGCAGCTCTGCCTGCTCTGCGACGGCCGAGGCTGGCGCCGGAGAAGTAGAGGCGAACCCGCCTGGGACGCCTATATCGGCCTCCCCGTCGACGAGGCCAGTCAACTGCCGGTCCCCATGCGCCCCTCGGCCCCACCGGATCACGCGGACGAGCGTTACGCATGGGAGCGTGACCGCGCCCGGTACGACCGGCACGGCAGCTACGACGAGCTGCGCGATCGACTCGACCGGCTCTCGACCGTTGCGCCGAAGAGGTACTGGCTCGTGCGGGGCGTGCTCGTCGAGCACAACCCGTGGGCGCTCACGCCCCCCGGCCAGCTCCAGCTCGACCTCGGAGTCCTCCAGCTCACGCTGTGGATGAAGGTGGTGCGAGTGCCCGGCTGGCTGATCGAGCGCACACGAGCCGACGAGCGCCGTGAAACGCTCGCCGAACTCGCCGCGTCCGGCCTGCCAGCCGGGCAGATTGCGAAGCTGCTCGGCCTCCAGAAGGAGGCCGTTGTCCGTAGGTTGCGCCGGGTAAACTCCGGGGACGCTGGAGTCCCGGCAACGGCGACGTGAGGCGTGTGGGTTAGACGGGCGAAGCCTGCCCTACTTGTGCCCCTGGTCGAAGCAGTCGAGGCAGATGAAGCGCTTGCCGGTCTTCGACCGGCAGTAGGCACGCTCGCCGCAGACGGCGCAGACCGTCGACTTGGCGTAGGCGCCCCAGTGCTCCCAGGCGGCACGGGCCAGTGCTTCCAGGTGCGTCACGGTTCCTCCTTCGTTGGGAAGACGCCTCTCTTACGAGAGGCGGTCGGTGACGTTGTGCCAGCGCTCCATCACGACGCTGCCGCCGTAGTACACGTCGTGCTCGCGAGCCTCGCTGTCGTCCCAGGCGAAGAACGCATCGTCCAGCACGGTCTTCCAGGTCTTCCAGGTCGAGGGCCACGCGCCGCCGAAGGCGGCGAGCACGCGCTCGGCCGCCTCCAGGAGCGTGATCGGGTCGCCGGAGCGCTTGGCGCGCGAGAGCACGTTCTTGAGCGCCGCGACCTCCAGGTTGCTCACTCCAGCTCCTCCCACTCCTCGACGAGCACGAGTGCGGCCTGCTTGCACCGTGCAACCGTAACCTCGTCGAGACTCCGGCTGAGAACGATGGCGTTCTGCGTCATCTTCTCGGCGCGGAAGTCGTCCGGGGCGACGATAGCCAGTGCCAGCGCGAGGGTCAGAGCCTCCTCGTCGGTCTCGATCGGCTTGCTCATGGATACCTCCTTGGTGTTGGGAAAACGCCCCTCAAGAGGGGCGATCTTCGACCTCGATCTCGTCGTAGGTCATGAGTACCTCGTACCAGTACGGCGGCAGCCGCTTCACGGAATCGGGAGTGATGCGCCCCTGCTCTAGTGCCTGGACGATACTGGCCGCCCACCGGCGCTCTCTATCGGACAGGGTGAGCTGATCTTCGACCTCGATCTCGTCGAGGATTGAGTCGCAGAGGTTGATGAGGCCGTTGGCCTCGTCGCACTCGGGGAGCGACAGCAGCCAGTCGCGTTGCTTCCGGAGCAGTTCGGTATCGATGTTGTGCATGGTTTCCTCCTTGGGGTTGGGAAAACGCCCCTATGAGGGGCGCCGTGCGTATCGGTTTGCAGCCCACTGCTCGATCTGCGATCGAGTCCAGATCGGGCCGCAGGACAGCGTGGCTATCGGCTCCGGGGCTTTGCCCCGACTGGCAGTCATCGTGAAGGCTTTCCGGCTGATCCCGGCGAGCGCGGCAGCCTCCTGGCTGCCGACGAGATCGATGTCGATCTCGCGTCCACAGATGGAGCACTCACGGCTCATTCTGGCCTCCTTCGGAGTAGACGAAGTCACGCAGGTGCTTGCGGAACGAGATGTAGTGATCGGTCGTGGCGTCGTTGCTGCCAGCCTTGTCGAGCACGCTCAGGATCTCGTGGGCGAGCTTGCGGTCGAACCTGACGAAGTAGGTCTCGCCGTAGTTCTTCGGCAGGAAGTCGGACAACGCGCGGACGAGGTCTGCGACCTCGTTGGATGTGAGCACGACGTGCTCCACCTGCGTCCAGCCGGTCGACCCTTCGGTCAGGCTGCCGATGCGGATCGCGACGTTACCGGCCGGTGTCGGGTCGATCTCACCGATCACGCTGACGTGGTCGCTGTAAAGCGACTGGCCGATCTTGTTGCCGTACATTGGCTTCCTCCTTGGGTTGGGAAAACCCCCCGGAGGGGGGACGAGCTACTCGACGGTGATGCTGACGACGAGGTTCTTACCCTCGGTCCAGCCGAACGTGGCGAGCGTCGTCTTCGGGACGTAGAGCGTCCCGATCTTCGGCTCGTCGGCGCCGTCGATGTTCTCGGCGAAGCGCCAGGTGCCCTTGGTCTCCTTCTCCGGGGAGAAGGTGAGGCTGAGAGCGGTGGTGGTCTTGCTAGGCATAGCGTGTTCCTCCTTGGTTGGGTTGGGAAAACCCCCGGAGGGGTTACTGCTGGTCGAGGGGCACGGTCAGTTCCGACAGGAACTGAGTGAAGTCGCCCAGAGCGCTGGAGCGCCGCAGAGCGGCGATCACCTCGGGTGGTGACCATGTGTGGGCGACGCTGTCGCGTGTGACCTCGACGAGGTCACCGTTCGCCTGGAGCATGAAGCCGCGCTTGCTGTCGTCCGAGATCCACTCGGCGATGACGGTGTCTGGCCTGAGAGCCATGAATCCTCCTTGGGGTTGGGGAGACGACCCTCTAACGAGGGTCGTACTGTCCGTCACGTCGTTGCTCGGAGAGTGCGTCGTTCCAGTCGCCCAGGCCGTCGTAGTGGTCACCGAGAGCCTGCCGGAGGTCGTCCTCGACCTCCAGGGCCAGCTCGGTCTCGATTACGCGGCAGTACGGGTCGTCGGTGCCCTTCGGGCCGACGACGATTCCGGCAAGCGAGGCTTCGACGTTGTCGTGGATGTTGAGCGAGGCCCAGAATGGGCCAGTCCACTCGTTGGAGTCGAACTTGGCGGCGATCTCCTCGTCGGAGAAGCAGCCGTGCTCGTAGGGTTCGTCGTCAATGTTCCAGTCGATCGAGGCGACGCCTGCGGCGCGAGCCTCGTCGAGCAGCAGCTCGGCGCGGGCCGCACGCAGTGCGCAGATGGCGCTCTGACCGACGATGTAGCCACCGTACTCATGGTGGAAGCGGTAGCTGCGAAGCAGGTTCTTGTTCACGGGATCCTCCTTGTG